AAAACTTAATAACATATTATCTACAAGATTTAACGCTACAACTATAATAGCACCAACCGCCGTTTTTATTATGTTTTTTGCATGTTCCCACATTGCTTTCCAATCACCTGTAAGTAATGCTCCTAAAAATCCGAATAGTTCTGCGAAAATATCCATGATTGCTGTAACAACAACTACAATAGAATCCCACGCATTTCTTAAGTGTCCAATAAAAATTTCTATATTTCCTTTAAAAATTTTAATAATAAAATCAAAAACATTTTTAAAAATAGGGGCTAAAAAACCAAAAACTGTTTTAATAAATTGTATTAAATTGCCAAGGAATGTTTTAAACGACTCCCATGCCTTTTGAATTGCATTTCTAACATTTTCGTTAGTTATATATAGATAAATTAGCACTCCAACAATAGCAAGTATTGCCGCAACAATCGGATGGGCTGCTAATAAACTAAATACTTTAGATAAACCTGTAAATCCTACTTTTAATGCACTTAATGCAGGCGATAGCATAGAAAATGCACCCATTAGTTTACTAACCACTAAAAGGACTGGTCCAATGGACGCAACAATAAGTGCAAAAGTTGCGATTTGTTTTTTCGTACCATCATCAAGATTTTTAAACCAATTTATTAAATTACTTAACTTATCTGTTAAACTCACCATTTTTTCTTTTAACACATCGAAAATGGGTTTAGAAAATTCACCTGCTAATTCCATAAAAGTATCTTTTAATGTAGATAATCTTCCAGAGAAATTTTTCGAAGCACTTTCCATACCATTAAAAAATCTACCGCCTTCTGAAGTAGCCGCTTTGAACGCAGCAGTAACCATATCAGCAGAAATCCCGCCTTTTTCCATGATTTCTCTTAGTTCGCCAATACTTTTTCCTGTCTTCTCTGATATAACTTGAAGAGGATTGAAACCTGCGTTCACCATCTGTAACAAGTCTTGTCCCGTAAGTTTTCCAGCACTTTGCACTTGTGCAAAAGCAAGAGTTAAACTTTCAAACTTTTGTTTATCTCCAAGGGATACATCACCCAACATCTTTAAAGTAGGCATAATACTTTCTGCACTTTGTCCAAACGACAATAAAGTTTGGGCACCACTCTGTAAATCAGCCATTCCAAATGGAGTTTTTGAAGCCATGTTTTGAAGGTTTGATACCATGCTTTGTGCTTTATCTGTATTACCTAAAAGTGTAGTAAAGTTTGTAACAGCATCTTCCATCGTACTGTTAAATTTTATTCCTACACCAATACCTGTCATAATTGGTGTTGTTACATACTTTGTCATTTCTTTTCCTATGCTTTCCATGCTCTTAGATGCTTTTTCTGCTTTCTTACTCATGTCTTCCATCTTTTTACCTAAATCATCTATCTTTTTACTTGCAGAAGAAAATGTATTAGATAATGAATTAAAATTTTTCTTTATACTTTCAAGTATAGATACCGCTTTTCTCATAGACGCTTCGTATCGTGAAATATCTGCTTGTAATCTGACTTCTAAACTTGCTACTTGTGCCATTTTTTCTACACCCCCTTTATTAAATAGGTTTTAAACATAATAAAGAAAGATAGTTTTTAATTTCAAATAAAAAAAATAGGGGAGTGGTATCCCCTCATAAAAATGAGCGGTATTTTACCAAACTCCTTCTTAGGGAGTGGTTTACCAACTCCCTTTTTTTGCTGCACTCATATTTCTTTGCTTTTTCTGTTCTTCTTCCATTTTCTTTTTGTATTCTTCTTGTGTCTGTTCTTCGATTTCTTCTTTTATCTCAAAGTATGCTAACCATTCATTAAGTTGTGTCCAAGTTATTTCTCTCAACATTTTATCTACATTTGCATATCCCAGACGCTCTGCTAAAATGTAAGCGAAAAAGCGATTAGAATTTAGTCTAAGTTTTTTTTAGTTTCCTCTATTGAATTTGCATTAAATTCTTCAATCTCTGCGATAATCTTATCAATGACATTTGTATTTTTTTGATAAAGTAGTTCCATATCTGCTTCTGTAAACAGAGGTTTCATATTTTCATCTACGACAGATTTTATAATCAAAAGAATTTTTTGATTTTTTATTGCTAATTCATTTATTGCATCCTCTAAATTTTCATCTGCATTCTTTTTAGAAGATAACTGCTTTGCAGCCATTTTTCTAATATTAACCATGTTCATAGTAATATCGTTGTATTCCTTTGCTGAAAGTTGTTTAATCATTATATCGCCACCCCATTCAGAAACAGGAATGACTTTTGTTTTTATATCCTTTGCTTCTAAGATTTGATTTCTATTTAATAATGCCATAAAAACATCACTCCTTTTATTTGCTAAAATTTGTATCGATATGTGCCTTAAAGGTTACAATACCATCTGATATTCTTTTTTTAAAAGTGTCATATCTTGTTGAAGTAATATCTAATAATCCTACCTCTTCAGATTGATATAATATTTTTCCTTCTATTTCTTTTATTACTTTTCCGTCCTTCATTATAACAATCTTATCCATATACAACACCCCCTCTAATAACGAATAAATTCGTCTGTACTAATGAAAGAAACGCTTTGTTCATGTGGATTATCAATTGCTAAAGACATTTCAACTGACTCCAGATAAGCAAATAATCTATTTGTTTTTCCAATTTCAGAATGTTTATATTCAATAAGAACAGGTTTTCCAGAAGTTAAAGCATCTGTAAAAGTAGTATCTAAGATATCCCAAGTATTTAAAGAACCAGAAGCATAACGCAAACCTGGTATTCTGCGTTTATGTGTATCCCCAAATTGAGGTACTTCATGCAAATCTGTCGCTTCTGTATAACTTGCAACATATGCTTCTGCAACCTTAGCAAGCGGTAAATAAGTGCAATCTATTGTAATATCTCTTTCTTTTTCTGTTTCAAATTCTATAGTGCCAGTTAACCTATAAACTTTATATTTTTCTGTTGTCTCAACCCCATTGTCGTATACTATAATAGGTGTATTTAAAGCAATTACTTGTTTAAGTTCATCTGCAATCTGATAAGTTTTGTTATCAGTTGTTGTAGTTGTTAAACCTGTTGCTACTACGCCTTGTCCACTTACCTTAATAACTACATCTTTTCCTGTTAAATTCATAACCATAACCCCCTTTACAAAAAGTTTTATATTTTACCCTGCTATTCTATCTAAATAACAGGGTAAAACATAATTTTAAACAGTTCGTGCTGGAAGCACCTCTATAGGTTCTCCCGCTGCTTGAAGTGATATAGAAATAGTTTGTTTGTCTCCTGCGTCAGCGCTATACTCTACTGATTCAACGATACAGAGAAGTTGTTTTCCAGGATTGGCTGATGTATTTGGATACATGCCAATGTAGACATAATCACCAGCATGAAGTTCTTCAGTAGATTCCTTGTAATTTCCGCTTATTGACGCACTTGCATCTTTTAATCCAGGGATTCTCTTTTTATATTCTGAACCAAATTCTGTTATTTCAAGCATATCAGCCGTTTCGGTTAAACTTGCATTATCCATTCCTTCAAGTTTTGTTCCTGTTGTACCATCCATTGGTGTAGTTCCTTTTAAAAACCAAACTTCATTTTTGTTGCCTGCTAATGCTAAAGACATAATGCATACCCCCTTATAACTGAATTTATAAATAAATTAGATATTTCTTTGAACTTGTACAGCGAAATTTAAAGAATAGTGAACTCTTCCTTGATTGTCTCTTCCTAGATTAAGAATGTCGCTTGAAAGAGTAATTAAAACATAATGATTATCATTTATTATAAAATTGCTTTTACCATCTAAAATATCTTTAATTCGATAGCACCAATTGAGCGCATCTTTTCGATTTTGATGTCTAACTCTTACCTGAATCGAAGGATTTTCAATTTGTCTTTCATTCCCAAAAAAATAACTTGGACGGCTACCCCCTGAATGATAGACGGTAATACAATCGTTAACATTACTTTGTTGCGAAGCATTGTCATCAGGCATTTCATCAACGAAAACATTGTTTGTGATTACTTGTAATAGAGTGCTTATATCTTTTGCTATGTTCATTTTCAGCACCCCCTAACTTTTGTCTATCAAATCTTGCACTTTATCTCTTACATATTCAACATATTTATCAGCGTTTTCTTTTAGAGGTTGTTCAAGGAATTTTGCCTGTCCGACAGGGTGATGGGCTTCCAAGTTCTCGTGCACAAAAATTGCATATTCTTCTGTGTAACCAACAATTACGCTAGGATTATTTCCGCTTTCTGCCTCTGTGAACGCACTTGCCCTTAATGCTCCCGTATCAACAGGCGTTAAATCTTGTGCTTTTTGTTGCAAGTCATTACCACAGTCAAGGAGGGCATCTTCTACAACGCTTGAAATTTCAGAAATGCTTTTATTTAGTTTTTTTGTAAGTTCTACAAAGCCTTCTAATTTAACTCCATTCATTAGATATACACCTCCCTGAACTCAACCTCTCCGTTAAGATTTACTATTTCAGATATAGCAATAATTTTAAATTCTTTATCGTTATAAACAATGTAATCCGACAATTTCAAGTTTTCTTTTGTGTAAAGTGTTGCGCTACTTGTTACTTGTTGTCCTTCCGCATTTACAACGATTTTATGCTTAAATTGAAGCCTTCCTTTAATAGTTTTGATTTCAGTTTGGGTGTCACCATATTCGTCCTTACCTATTATTTGTTTTATTTGGATTAATTTATTAGTATATTCCGTTAGCATATCGCAACACTCCCCAATAGATATCGTCTTAAATAGGAAAGTGCCTCTGGACAGATAGTTTTCTCCGCAGGGCTTAAATTATCTACAAATGTTTCGCTTAAATCGCCAAGAGAATAAGATTTAACACCTTGTTTTTGTAGTTCTTGTCGTTTGCTTCCACCTTTCAAAACGAAAAGTGCTTGTTCACAAACTGCATACACAACTGCTTGGGGAATTCCATCAGTAAATGGTAAGGCTGAATCAACTCTTGGAAACTCTAAATTCTGATACAAATCAAGTTTTCTGCTTGAGAAATGTAATCTATCTATTTGTCTTGTAGCAGTAATAAGTGCTTTTTCTTTTACAGATGTATCAAATTTATTCCACTCTTCTGATTGAAGTGTGTTAACAAAGTAAGCATCTGCTTCTTCTACTGTTACATAACTGTTAATTAGTTTTACTAACATATAAATCGCCCCCTTTTAAATACTTGCTATATTTAATATGAAAATACTTTTTATTTTCAAGTTTTTTTCTTTAAAAAATCGTGAAAGTAAGTTTTTATAAAACAAAGTAACGCAGATTGTCCATTTAAGCAGAAAAATATCCCTTTTAAGTAAAATGTCATACAAAAATAGATACTTGTGATATATTTTTTGGTGTAAACTGTATAGAAAGGGGATTAAAATGGATAGTAAAGTAGTTGATTTATTAGCCGAGTGTGAACGCATAGCAGAAGAGAAATACGATGGATATTTCACTTTAATAAGATGTGCTGAAAATTGGAAATTTTGCTTCGGGCAACCTGATACGACTCAAATAATGGTATCTGGGGGTACGATAGAGGAAGTAATCGAAAATGCAATTAAACTTGAACTTTTAAAAATGTGTGAAGAAATAGCAAAAGAAAAGTATGACGGACATTTTACCTTAATGAAGTTTACTACAAATTGGCGTTTTTGCTTTGGACAGCCATTCAACTATGACGAAATCCAAATGATGGCTGGTGGGAAAACAATGATAGAAGCCATTCAAAGGGGAATAAAAGAAAATTGCAATTCACATTCATTTTACGAAAATATAAAAAATATAAGGGAAGACGATTAGTTGTCTTCCCCTGATTTTTTCTTTCTGGAAGTAGTTCTCTTTGTTTTCTTCTCTTCTTTTTTCTCTGCAAAATCCTTAAACCCATTTCTTTTATATATAACCTTAAAGGCTTTTTTAGTTACTGTTATTACTTTCTTACCATCGGTGATAGTTATTAATTCTGCCATTTTCATCACCCCTTGTACCCAAAACATTTAAAAATAAAGGGCTTAAATTAAGCCCCCTTATTTTAATTAATATATTTAGTTTTGCACTTCTGGTTCTAATACGGCAAATGCTTTATCTTTTATCACTAAGAAAGCGATTCTCATTGTTGCTTTAAGTGCTACCATATCTTGTTCTGCAAGAGACATTGGTTTTCCATCTGCCATTGTAACAGTATTAAGTGTCGCTTCTTTTAATACTTCATAAGTAATGTCATTTAAAATTCCATAGTACGCATAATCGAAGTTTCCTGCAATTAATTCTGCTTTTGTAGCATCCCAAGCATCATTTTGTGTGAACTGAATAGGAAGATTATACAATTCATCTACTGTTCCATCCTTAATTGAAGGAACATATAGTGGGGAACCATTATTATCTCTTAATTTTCTAAGTTGATTTTTGATACCAATTCTGGCAATAAAACCATTTGGATTGTATCCATCTTCCTCTACTAAAGCCATAACATCACTTATATCAGATGCCAAATCTTGTTCAGCAACACTACCTTTTACAAAAGCGTTTCCTGCAATTGTTTTTGCACTTGTATAAATATTGGTAGCAAATGGAGAATCTATGCCGAACAATGCGGCTTTATCAAAAGTTTTTGCAAACGCTTTTGCTATTTCACCTTTAAGTTCTGACATAACATCTACTACTGAATCGTTTAGTGCTTCCTTAGATACAGGAATTATAGTCGCAAGTTTCTTTGCAATCAATTCTACAGTAGCCCACTGTGTACCTGAAGTTTGTATTCTCTGTCCTTCTCCTACCCAGTATGCCCCAGCACCTTGCAAAAGTACAGGAAATTTCTTTGTAGGAGTTTTCATAGGTACAACTTTTGCCAAATTCATAACAGTACTTGTTTGAACAGCATCTTTTATAACCTCAGCAACTATTTCTTCTGGAATGGTTCCAGTGAGATTTTCTGAAAGAATATAATTAGTAGCCAT